GAAGCAGAAACCGACAGGGCGGAGAGTGCTATTAAAAGCGGAAATATTTTATTCTTTAGGTTCTTCATCTCTTATACCTTTATGTTTATCTATTTTATCCAAAATTTGGTTTAATAAACTCATCTGGATGAATCCCGCCATAGATGCATTTTTAAGTGCACTAATGATCTGAAACACCATAAAAGGTACTATAATTACTTCACTAAGCCAAGCTGTACCAGCAAAGCCTTGTTCAACCATTAAAATAACTGTTAAAATAACCATCCACGCAACGGTGTTTTTTAATACGCTTAGTGCTTTGCGTGTTTGAAATCCTTCTCTTTTACAACCCGCAATCATACCAAATACTCCATCTAAAAACATTACCCCCACTATAGCTAGATATTGCTCTGAATTAGTCATTGTTATATCATAAAAATAGGAGCAAATGAAAGTAAAGGTTGCTGACACTGATGTTATTGCTAGTAGTGGGAGGCTTAGTTTCATTGAGTAATTATTTCCAATTTTCGTAAATAGTTTTACCTGTTGAATTTCTTACAGCACGTAAAATTTGCTTTCTTTGGGGACCCCCTTTTTTATAGGATACATGAACCCAATCTGGGGAGGTTTTAGAACCAAATTCCCAAATTAACTGATCAAAGTTAAGATTTTCTTTAATATAGTTAAATACTTCAGCATTAGTTGGACCCTTATGTCCATCCATATCAATGTCAATAGCTTCTCCTTTTGAATGTTGTGAAGTAGCAGAACCACCTACTGCTTTATTTAAAGCTACACTTCTATATCCTGAAGATAAAAAAATAGGAGTAGCAAAGTACTCTCTAATAGGTTGAAAAATATTTTGAGCTAATTCTTTAGCAGCTTCTAAGTGAACTCCTTTTGGAGTATTATTAATACCTTTTCTTTTAGCTGTATTTGATTTACTAAATTCAGTGATTGATAGGTTTTCTGAAAGCATCATGGTTTATAAAGTTTATTCTATTTTTTCTTTACTATTAGGTAAAAGTGTTTATTATAAATATAAAAAGGGGACATTAAATGTCCCCTCTTTAGTAAAATTTTATAATTTATTTTTTACCTGCTAACTTAGAAGAAGCACCACTTCCTGCTAATTTAGGAGAAGCACCACTTCCTTTAGGTTTTGAATAATTTCTCTTTTTTTTAGGTTTAATGGCAGTTGCTACGTCTTTAGTTTCTTTAACTACGACTTTAACAGCTTTAACTACATCAGCTACTTCTTTTTTAACTTCAACTACTTTAGCTTCAATCTTTTCATCTATTGTAGTTTGTCCTAGTAACCAGTTCCAAAGTTTTTTTAAAAATTCCATTATTTTATTTTTTATTATAAATATTATACAGGAGCGTAAGATAACCAAGTAGTTAAAATATATTTGTTATCTGATATAGGAGTATGTCCTTTATGGACAAAAGGGTATGATGCTGGGTGGATTAAAAGTTGACCTTTTTTGGGTTTAATTTTTAAACCTGTATAAAGGAGTTCTGTTTCTCCTCCTTCATTAACATCATTTAAATAAAGGATAAATACAAACATTCTTTTTGACATTTCAAAACTTCCAGTTTCGGCATGCCATCCGTTATAATGGCCTGTGTTTTGATCATATTTTTGAATTTGAAGTATTTCATAAAATGTTTGGTTAAAAAATAACATACCTTTGTCAAACTCCTCTTGAAATGGAATTTTACCTAAATATTCTTCACTAAGTAAATAATTAAAAGTATTATTTATTTCCTCATTATATTTAGCTTTTAATTCTGGAAAATCTAAAATGTTAAGATCTGTAGTGTTTTTTACAGTATTATCTATCCCTACACCAGATTGTCCAGCTCGAGCACGGCCTGTGTTTTTATATAACTCAAAATCTTGAATTATATCATCACAAAATTTAGAAGAAAAAGCATCTTCTTTTACAAAAACAAAATTATTTAAATTCATAATCTATCCATCACATGAGACACAATCCACAGTACGTGAACCTAAATCTCCTTTAATTACACTATCAGTACGTAGATAATATAATGTTTTAATTCCAAGTTTCCAAGCCTCTATGTGAACTTGGTTAATCCATTTTGGTGAATCGGTTGGATCAAACGATACATTTAATGATTGAGTTTGGTCAATATAGCGTTGGCGAGCAGCAGCTTGTTGAATTAAAGCCAATTGGTTAATCTCGGGAAAAGTTAAATATATTTCTTTATCTTCGTCACTTAATATCGAACCAGGTAAATTCTGTACTGAACCATTATCTGCTAGGATTTGATCCCATACTTTACTTACATTATGTCCTTTAGATTCAAGTAATGCCTCTAATTCTGGGTTTTTAACGATAAATGTTCCTTTAGCACCATTAAAAACGTAAACGTTTGCTGGTTGTGGTTCAATACCTGCTGAACATGAATTGATGCGTGAATTGGAAACGGTAGGAGCAATAGCTAGCAAGTGTGTGTTTCTTGTACCAGTTCCTTTACACCAAGCTGGTTCTCCATATTCCATAGCCATTTTACGGGATGCAGCTTCAGCTTGCATCTTAATTTGGCTAAAGATAGTATGAGTCCATGCTGTTGAGGCAATTGAGTTGAATGGTAAATTTTTCTGTTGTAGAAAAGTATGCCAACCCATTACCCCTAATCCTAGTGCTCTACCTTTTTTAGCATGGCGGTGAGATCTAATCATAGATTCTTTGCCATTAGTTTTCTGGATGAATTCTTCCATTACGCCATCTAGAAAATAGATAGATGTTTCTACCAAATCAGTGTCTTTCCACTCATCGTACTTAGCTAAATTAAGAGAAGATAAACAACAAATGAATGAATGTTCCTCGTCTGTATGTAAAGTAATTTCAGTACAAATGTTAGTCATAGAAACATCAAGATTATTCATACGATACGCTAAAGGATTATCTTTATTGATGTTGTCCTTAAACATAATGTATGGTTCTCCGGTCTCTACGCGTGATTTAAGCACCTCTAACCAAAGTGACATAGCATCGCTGTCTCGATCATTTAAGCGCTTCATAAACGCGTCATCAACTACAACGCATTGGTGTAGATTAAGACATTGTCTATTAGGATCACCTTTTGGTCTACGAATTTGAAGAAACTCGTGAATATCTTTGTGGTTAATATCTAGATTTACTGAAGCAGCTCCTCTTCTAACAGAACCCTGGTTAGTGGCAATGATAGTAGAATCATAGATTTTAGCCCAAGGTACTACTCCTTCTGATCTGCCGTTTCCTGTGATAGAAGCACCTCTTGATCGAATTCGGCTAAGCGAGATTCCAACTCCTCCGCCGTAGGAAGTAAGGCGCATAAGTTCAGCGTTAGTAAGTCCAATTCCTCGGATACTATCTGGGGTATCAATCCCAAAGCAAGAAATAGGCAACCCACGATCAGTTCCAGTATTACTAAGTACGGGACTAGCCAAACCAATCCATCCATTCCAAATGTATTTAAAAAATTTATTCTCTAATTCAGGGCGATTTAAACGCAACGCCACAGCGTGAGCTACTCTTCGGTAGGCTTTTTTAGGTGTTTCACCTGGTAGTAAGTATCCTCTAGAGATAGTACTAAGGGCTACTTCGTCAAAAAATTCGGGATAGTCTTTACCACGTTCCCATTGTGTATAGTCTACAACTAAATTACTGTCCATTTTATTTAATTATTAAAAAATTGATTCGTCCCATGTCATAGTTCCTTTAGAGTAGTTAGTAACTCTGTTAGCAAAAAAGTCAGTGTGTTGTTTACCTGCTGAAAGATGATCAAACCATTTCATACGTTCAACTGCTGTTAAATCTATATCAGTGATAATTGGACCATATCCTAAATCACCCAGCTTTGTATTTACTCTATTTTTAATAAAGTTTTGTAAATCGTACTTTGAACATCCTTCTAAATCACCTAACTCAAATACTTTATCGATAAAGTCAAGTTCAAGTTTAAGAGATAAAAGAGCAGCTTCATTGATTGCTGCCTCTAGTTCTTTTGTTTTGAGGTACGGATTTTCTTCAATAAGGGTTCTAAATAACCAACATCCTGCTTCCGAGTGCATTGATTCATCTCTAATAGACCATTCAACAATTTGACCCACTCCTTTAAGCTTGTTTCGCATTTTGAAAGAGAGTAGTATGGCGAATGAAGAGAATAGGTTAACGCCCTCGGTAAAGGCTGAGAATACAGCCAATGATTTGGCAATTTCCGGGATATTCTTTTCGCCATTGAAACTATCCCTAACAGACATAAGATTTTCAATTTTTGCCATTGTAGCTTCATCCTCAAGAAATTCTGAGAAGTTATCAAGTCCAAGTGTTTCATTTAATAGAGAATAAGCTTCGGCGTGGATTGTTTCAAATGCGCCAAATGTTGTAGCCATCATTATAACTTCGGGTTTTCTAAACCATTTAGTTACTAATCCAGACCAATAATCGTTTACAATAGTTTCGGTTTGGGCAAATCCTTTTAGGATTGAGCCTATGATATTTTTTTCTGTTTTATTTAGATTAGAGTTCCAATCATTTAGGTCAGACATCATTGGGATTTCAGTATGAAGCCAATGAGCCTGTTGTTGGTTTAGCCAGTATTCGTAAGCTTGGGGGTATTCAAAAGGTTTGTAGATAATTCTCTCATGCAACAGATTTAATTTCTTTGCCATTGTATTGTTTTTATTAAAAATTTATTGATTCATTAACATGTTTCGCAACTGATCTCTTTCAGTCATACTGAAATTGTTGTTTGTAAAACTTAAATTCTGTTGAGGTTCTGAAGTATAATCTTCCAGATCGCTTTCGTTTGTAAGTTCAAAAGAACCAATTGAAATATTGATTTTAGCCCCATAAGTAAGCCCATCCATACCATATCGATTTTTCATAATGTGAAAACGTCCAATTCCTATTTGTTTATCCTTTGCACGACGACTAATTGATGCTGCAAAATCTGTAATCATCATTTTATCGTAGGAACCTGCTGCTTTATGTCCTTCAATGACTTCATCTTGAGCACCTTGACGGTTAACTTGTGATGCAGACCAAATAGGGATATTGAGCTCGCGGGCTAATCCTTTAGTGCTTGTATAAATATCATCAATCTCTTCCTTGCGCTCGCGGCTCACTCTTTTTGAACGAAGAAGGTCAACATAATCAATAACAACCAAATCTGGTTTTACTCCTAAATCAGTACATTTTTGTATGTGTGATTCAACAGTTGAAATTGAAGCTTTACCCGGAGAGAATCCTTTAATAATAAGCTGGCCAGGAATTTTAGATGTAACTGCTTCAACTTTATCTTTATGAAACATAATTTCATTTGCTGGGATTTGGGTAAAGTAAGCATCAAATCGTCTTCCAACATAATCTTCACCTAATTCTAAAGTATAATAAACTACATTAAAACCCATTCGAACAGCATGACCGGCTAGTGCTACTAAAGCCCAAGATTTACCAGCTCCAGGACCACCAAATATAAGACCAAAATCTCCGTTTCCGAGGCCTCCTTGAAGTAATTCATTAAACTCGTTCCATGGAGTTGGTACAGAAATTCGTTGTTCATTTTTATAACGTTCTTCAATATCTTTTGCATATTCATGTCCTAAATTTTTGTCTGCTCCGGCTTTTAACGCGGAATCAATAATAGATCTAATTGAATCATAATCTTGTGCCTGAAGTAGGTCTACGCTGTTTAATAGCGCTTTTTTTAATTGTTGGTTTTTACAAAATGATGAAAATTCGTTTTCAATATATTCGGAATCTGTGTCGACTCGCTTGTAGGCTTCTCTAAGTTGTTCTTTAATTGATACTTTAAGAACATCATTAGTTACTTTTTCATATTCAGATTTTAAAACTTCAGGTGTAGGTGAAGTGTGATATTTGGAATAATAAATTAAAATATTATTTACAATCCATTTGTGAGCTTGGTTTGTAAAATGAGATTCATCTAAAATATCATGTACATTAATTAAAAACTCTTTATGGTTTAGTAGTGAGGATAAAACCTTGACTTGAAATTGAGGACCATATTTGTCGAGTTCACTTAGTGTCATTATTATAACTGTTTAGGGTACGAAACTGATTATTAATCCAGAATTCTGGATTTTTGATTAAATGGCGTAAGCCATCTTCTTGATATAATCTAAGAAAAGTCTCTACGTTTAGCACGGGAGAATTTTTAGAAATTAAATCTTCTATGAACTTTTTTTCTAGGTCGTCTATCATAGGATTATGAAGATCCATAATCCTAGTAGTTTTCCTTAAATTATTTTCTTCAAATACAACACGAGAATAAATTATATTTTCTTTATGTTTTTGAGCACTTAGTTCTATAATTTCATCTAGTGTAATTATACGTTCTCCTAGTTCAGGGAATAATTTAGATAATTTTTTATCACCTAAACCTTTAATTCCGGGAACTTTATCCGAAGCATCTCCCATTAAAACCTTATACTGTAAGAAATTTTCAGATAATACTCCAAATTTTTCTTTTACGGTATCGGGTGTGTAGTAATCTTTTTCAATTGGGCGATAAACTGTAATTTTATTATTAATTAGTTGGATAAAATCTTTATCGCTAGATACAATAAAACATTGTGAATCGTGTTCTGTAGATAATTTATAGGACAAATGAGCAATTATATCGTCTGCTTCTACTTTATCTAATGCTATAGTTTTAACAGGAAGGCATTTTAAATATTGGATTAAACGAATAATTTGGTCGACTTTAGCATCGTGTTCATCTCCAACATCTTCAAAAATTTCCCAGTTAGTAATTCTACTTAAATTACGACCAGATTTGTATTCGGGGAGAAGGTTCTTACGATTAGTAGCGGAACCTTCTCCGTCAAATACTACATACATTGAAGTAGGTTGAATAGCGTTTATTAAAGTTCCTAACGAACGAATAAAACCACCTAAACCCCCAACATGAACACCATGCTCATTAACAATATTAAGCATAGCAAAGTTCCTAAAAAACAGATTTAAACCGTCAATAAGCAGAACTCGTTCATATGGAGAGGAGGGGGTGTCATTCTCCTCAACTACATTGTTTAGGAGTTTTAGTAAATCGCTATTTGCCATAATCAATCTGGTTCTTGCATGTATTCTTGTGCGGGTTCAAATGTATCGATTTCTTCTACGATATCAAAATTCCCTCCACCAAGAATTGCGCTCCATTCTTTTGCGTGATCGTCTTTGTATGCCTTTAGGTCTTTATCAGTGTCGTTGATGAAACCATGGGGTGTCATAATGATTTTACCTTTTGTAGTAATACCATTAATGTGATTTTTATCAATCTGGAGATTGGTTCGTTTAGCAAATTCTACTTGCTTGCCATCCTTGATTGCTTTAATCTTATTTGTACCAGCGTTTGCAATGTTGCCAAACGTAACTACAAACGTAGCGTCAAACCACATCGCAAAACCACCTTTGTTCATCAACTTGGGTTGACCCATTGGCATTTCGGGCTTAGCAGTCCATACTTTGTTAATACAAACTAAAGTGTTAGTGTATGGAGATGATTCTTTACGAGATAATGTAATTTTCTGGTTTAT